CTACTTTATTACATTCCACTCACTTTCCATAATCACATAGTCACACTTGTTGCATCGATGCAGATAAGTCGGGAACGGAGCCGTCGTATAATCTTCGACAGCTATTTCTATACTGCCACATTCCGGACACTCAATTTTTACCTCTTTAATACCGGAATAGTCCCAGAAAGACAGTTTCCCTTTCACGTTCTCAATAGGTTTGGAGTAAAGGATAGGATTAGCCAGTACCCAGTTATAAACTCCTTTCTCTGCCCAGATGGAAGAGTAATCCACAACACAATCCACAATTTCGACACTTCCAATAATAGCAGAATTTACATATCCATTGCCGCAAATAATCTCACTCTGGAATCCAAGTGAAAAGCTATCCCATTGCCTTTTCGTAAATACACTATTAGGATTAATCATTTCCACGGGGACGGCGCTTGAATGAATCAGCACCCTCTGCCCTAAGTATTTCTTAGGACACGGCCAAGTTCGGTTCTCAATGTCTTTAATACCGTGGACTATCAAGGATGCCCAAGGTTGTTTTATGGTTATTGCTTTCATAAATTATTTTTTATATTTACATTTGCGGAAAAATTTAATCTCAAATCGAATGAAAACTGAAACGGATGAATCTAAGTATTTTGTAGCACCACACAGATTAGTAGAAATAGAGGAAGAAAGAAAGCATATAGAGAATATATTTTATGCCAGATTTAACTACTTCATTTTGTTTTTTACCCTCTTTCTAAGTATAGAAGTCGCTATTTTCTTAGGAGATGCTATCCAAGCTGAATATAAATTAACTATACTGATAATATTATCTTTTTTAGGCTTTATTATATCAGCATTTATTTGTTGTACACTCCTTAAAATCAGAAAAGCGTTGGAAGTAACACTCAAATACAGGGACAGAAGTTCTATAACTGCCAAACTCATACGAGAAGACTTAGGAGAAAGGAAAAAAGGTTGGAATAGATATTTCTGTTCAGCAAACTACATACTCAGTTTTACAATTCCTCTTTTATGTAGTTTGTTCATGCTGTTGATTGGCGGCCTGCTAATATGCTGTAAATACATGCACATAGAGCTATTCGTCCTTACTAAATGTCCATAATATATTGAATCCAAGTTTGGTAATATACTTCTAATTTCTATTTCACAATTTTACTTTCTTTTCCATAATCAATCTCCTTTCTCCTTAATCCGTTCCAGTACATCCTTGTTTGCTTCGAGTATCTCATCGAATGAGGGGATAGGTTTCCAATGAGTAACATATCCAGTCTTGATGTAGGGGTATATCCATTTATTCACTTCTCGCATTGCCATTTCATCAATACTACCATCAACAAATTTCACTTGACACATGCCTTTTGCTTGTTTGTTTGGTATTGCATCCTCTACGCTTATCCACGGTGATTGCTTTACCTGCCATTCAGCACCTTCCTCAAAAGCATTTCTCATATCAATCTCATCGTAGGGATAATCAAGCCCTGCTTTAATATTTGCCATTCGGCATTTTTCTGCAAAAGCTCTTGCTGCTTCTTCTAATGTCTGTTTCATAACTACTCTTTTATTGTTATTCGTTAAACTCTATTTTCCGTTGTAACACCTCATCTGCATAATATTGGTCAAAAGACTTGTCGCTAATCCACCAATTAAAACCAAACTCTGCATCGGTAAATTTACGATTGATATATCCGGTATCAATGAGTTTTTGTATGGTCTGAATCCATCTTGTACGGGCATGAGGGAAGCGCTGACAATCCTTTAATTTCTGCTTATAGTTTGACATCGGGCAGAGAATACAACCTATTCGTTTATATCCTTCATCGTATAGGGAGCAGTGCTCTATGTTATTTCCATTCAAGAAATCCCATACATCTTTATCACTCCAATGGATAATCGGAGAAACAAGAATCTTGTCTTTGCCACCGACACATGTAACCATTTTCTCTTTGTGCTCCGAAAATTGGTCGAAGTTCCCACTGAATTTATGGGAGCTAATTTCAATCTCCTTTCGTTTGGAACGCCTTACACTTTCCGCATGGCGAATACCTATTAGTGTCACCTTTCCTGCGCCAGACATCTCTTTATATTCAGCACAACACCATCGAATAGTTCTTGTAGGTATTAAATGTTTCTTAAGTGCCATATCATAAATTGACATCTTCGGCTTTATCAGCTCCACATCCGGATAGTTCCGTTTCACAAAGCGAATAACCTCTGGTGGGTCAACACTGGTTAGGTTCATGTGAGCCTTGAATTTCACTCCTGCCATCTTTGCTATGTGATAGAGAGCTTGGCTGTCCTTACCGCCGGAAAAAGCTAAATAAAAGCCATTCTCCGAATCCATATCAAGTGCCATTTGCTCACATTTGTGCAACAAAGAGATGGAGTAAGCTATTTTAGATTGAAGATTCATACACATTTCGATTTATCAATTTGTCCTATGCGTTGCTTCTCAAATCCCTCTATCTGTGCATCAGTAAGGTTGTTTAACCATTCATCAGCATACTTTCTGTACTTGGCATGATTGCATTTATAAAATTCCAATCTAAGCCATTCAAGGGTTATTTCCTTATTCATCTTTTTCTTGTTGTGAGCAAAAACCACCGGTTACCGTTCGTGTTAATACTTCATGTGCAGAAATGGCTTCTTTTTGCACACGTTAATCTCAATTCATTTCTCTTTTTCTATTCCGCTCGCTCTGTACCTCTGCCATACACATCTTGCACCATGACGCTTTCAGATGGTATTCCTTACCGTTACGACGGGCTATTCTATCGAAGAACCGGGATAATGGAAGTGCTCTACCGCAACGGGTGCACAGTTTACGCTCCACTCCGTCAACCACCACCCGGTTACGGGGTTTCCTCCTCACGATTTCACATGGTCCGCATTCGGACGCACCGTACCTCCTGCAATAGGCAAGTGAGTGCTTGCCGCACTTGGCGAAGGAGGTGCAATCCGAACGGGGAACTATCTGGTGAATGTTCATACGGCATCATTCATTAAGTCGAACAATGTGGGTGCGCTGACCTCCATCTCTGCCTCATACAGATATGAAAGACTATCTTTCCAGTAGTCGTAATTGAGTTCGGTTGACAGACCTTTCCTCCCCAGATTGATAGCGCAATAGGGAACGGTGCCGATACCTCCGAACGGGTCAAACACCAGTTCACCCCTGTTTGAATACCGTTCAATCAATCTTTCGACAATATCTAACTGAAGGGGACAAATATGATTCTGCCGTTTCTTCTGCGACTGCTTGGTATTGAGCGTGCGCATACGGGTGACATCATCCCATATCCAATCTTTCTTGCTTACCGGGTCAACGGCCATGAACGTTTTAGGCAGCTTTCCGTATGTTTCCAATTCCTCAGCGAATGATACATGTTCCTCGTAGTTATATATATGCTCACGTTCGTAGTTCCTGAACAGATGGCGTATCTTATCTATTCCGGCTCCTTTCATGTCCTCATAGCTCAATAGAGAGTTACCAGAAGATTTCCAACTTGCATGAGCGTCTATCTGCCAACGGGCCAACGAATATTCGCTTTTGTTCTTGGTCACCGGCAAATCAGCATAGGCCCGTGAGGTGTCAGAAGGAAGCTTGCGGAAAAGAAGGACATACTCAGGACAACCGATACCCATCTTTGAACCGTCCTTGCACATCTCCGTATATCCAAGCCGATAAGTCTGGTTGTTCTCCCTTACCACATCCGTATCCACCGTGATGCGCCCCATGTAGCGGAAACCGTGTTTCATGTAGTGGAATACAGTCATTTCACTGAACGGGTCGATGGTGGGCATACCGTCACCAGTGGCGTTGCCGAACAAAACACGGTCTTTCACATGAATGCAAGCTAACCTACCGGGTTTAAGAATACGCATAAGCTCCGGTGTAAGATAATCCATCTGCTCGAAGAACTTGCCGTTGTCCTCATTATGCCCGAAGTCATTATAGGTCGGAGTGTACTCATAGTGGTTGGAGAACGGGATGCTGGTTACAATCAAGTCCACCGAATTACTTTCCATAGTCTGACATTCAAGAACATTGTCGTTATTTATGGCCCTCCAAAGTTTACCGGACTTTTCTTCCCGGCTGGCGAACATCCACCGCATCATCTTTTCCTCTGCCTGTAAACCGAACAAACCGTTCTCGCGGACTATATCGGTCATCTTGGCTACCATCTCCCGATGTTGCGCCCACTTCTGCATGAATGATTTGAATATTTCACCTTCGCTTTCGGCATACACCAAGTAAAGGTCTACGGGATGCTGCTGCATGAAACGGTAGATACGGGCTATTGCCTGGAACTTGTCGTTGAAACGGTAGTCGATGAACATGATTGCCTTATGGCAATGGTACTGGAAGTTCAGACCCTCACCAAGCATCTCCGGTTTGGCAGCCAAATACTTCAGACGGCCGTCCTTAAAGTCCGCTATCACTTCGTCGGCTTCCTCATCATCCTGCGAGCCGTACACAGCCTTACATCCGGGTATGGCATCACACAAAGCCTTCCGTTCATTCTCCAGGTCATGCCATAAAAGGAAATGGTCGTCTTTGTTTTCAAGACGGTTAATGATTTCCACCACACGGGCAATCTTTTCCTGCATGTTGTCCCGACGTTCTTTCGCTGCATCGGCAAGTCCGAGAGCAGCCTCACGGAACATCTTCACTTGTCCGTCACGGTCAGTTCCGGCTGTGGAGTTATCAACACTAACCACTTCTTCATGTACACGCAGTTCCGGCAATTCATATCCGATATCGGGATAACCAAGGTCGGACGGTTTGGTGAGGAACAACGCCCATGTACTTACCCACAACCAGAACTCCTTCTCCTTGTGCGGATAAAGGGTAAGGTTGTTCGCCTTCGTGCTGTCACGCTGAAAGAAACGGGTAAGCGCCTGCCCGGTATCCATCACACCGAGATAACCGGCATAATGTATCAGCTCCTTGTATCTGTTGGGCGATGGCGTGGCGGTGGCGACAAAGCGGTAGGGAACATCCGCAAACAAGGGAAGGAACTCCTGGTAGGTCTTGGTACCGAAACCACGTAATACGCTCGCTTCATCCAATGATGTTACGGTGAAGTAGGAAGGATCTATTCTCACTCCGTCCTCTCCATCACGGACACGCTCGTAGTTCGTTACTATGATATCAGTCGGGCATATCATCACATCAGCCATAGTTCGTACATAAGTCACTTTCATGTGCAGATGTTGTTCCGCTTGTGTAAGGAACTCAACCACTACACGTTTGGGACAAACTATCAGCCCTTTGCCGCCTTTGTGTTTCAGAACTACCCGAAGTATCTCCAACTGAGTAACGGTTTTCTGCATACCAAAACTGGAGAATATGGCACGGCAACCACCGGACACCGCCCAGCGAACAGTATCTTTCACATGGGGATATAACGACGGTGTCAGTTCATCCGGATTGACCTCGAACCCGGTCTGACGGCTGATGGCCATCTTGTCTTTCAGAAATTCTATATATTCTTTCATGCTGTCATTCGTTGTTTAATTAGATTTATATTCTTCTCCACAAGACCAATGATACGATTGTGATAAGGCGAAACACCATTGCATACCGCCCTTGACTGCTCTACTTTCAAAGTTTTCAAATTCAGTTCCACAGTCTCGATGCGTTTCCCTTCGGTGTCCTTTGCAGAAAGTATCAGAGAATCCGGCCTCTTGTAATAGCCATTGTCATATACGCAATGGTGCATTGCCGCACCTTCTTCCGCTATCTCGGCAACACTGCTTATCACCGTCACCATTATCTCACCGTCACCGAAGCACACACCGAAGAACTTCCCTTTGTCTTTCTTGTACACTTCTTCCCACTTGGCTGCCTCCTTGTACTTTTCCTCCAAACTCCGTTTCGCTTTCACCTTGCGTTTACGCTCCATCATCTTGTCGTGTGCTTCCATAAGGTTAGGCGGACAAACATATTTAGCGTTATGGGTGTCGAGGTTAAAGTATGCCAATGCTTCCAGATAGTCGAACCATAGGGAAGCATCCTGAACGATGTAATGATTCCGGTTGCAGATGTTAAGGGCATGCCGGAAAGGTATCTCGTAGTTATCCTTACGCAACATGTATTCAAAAACGGACAACTGCCCGGTCTTTACCAAAGTCTCGGCTAAGGGGTTGGTAAGCAGCTGGCAAATAGTATCCACAACAGAAACCCGTGCCATCTTCAATAATCGCCCCGTCCAGCCGTTGCGCCGGAGCAAGGGAGTGACTGATGCACGCGGATAGAGAAAATTTCCCGTCACATCAAAGACATCGTTCATCTCATAATACCCGGAAGCACTTCCGTTGTGCTGCTTAACATCTGTCTTGCTATCGTAATCCCAACTGAAATGAAACGGGCTACGGGTATATTTCTTCCCGGTTATTACTTCCTTGCCGTCATCCGTTATCCAATTCTGGAATACCTCATGGATGTACATACGGGTATCGCAACCATACACATTATCACGCAGTACATCGAACGTCCGTACTACCATCATGCCACGGAAGGATTGCACTACCGAATAAAGCTTTTCTTCGGAATTGGCCTTCCTGCCATGTCTGTGTTCCAAATTCAATGATTTCCCGCAGTTCGGGCAAATGTGAGATTCCATTTCCAACGACACAGCCAGCATCGGTTTACTCACCGTGTCGATATAGCCGCAACACTGGCACCACACTTCACCTTTCTTCAAGTAGTAGCCCACTTGAGGGAACAGAGAAATGGCATATCTCCGTTGCGCATCCGTTAATGACGGCAGCTTGCCTGCCAATGCCACTGCGTGCTTCTCTAATTTCGTCCTCGGTTTCATAACTTTAGAACAATGACATCTGTTGTACTTCAGTTGCTCCTTTCCTTGCCCGTGACGTTTTTTTCCTAAGCGATGCATATTGCTCTTCGGCCAAACGTTTTATCGCCGCTTCACGAGCCGCTTTCTTCTCCTCTTCCGTCAGTTCTACGGGTTGAAATGTGGAGATGGATGCACGGATTCCAGTAGGCATCTTGCTCACTTTGATGTCATCCTCATCATAATAGTGGATAGCCATCCCGAATACTTCCTCGTCTGTCATGGCTACAGCATTACCCCGTTTCCGCGCCTCGCCCATGATGTAGGAACAACACTCATCCAAATTCTTGTTTTCTTTTGCGTAGGACTTGGCGAACAGTTCGTCAGTCCTAGCACGTCCGTCAAGATGATTCTTGATTACGTCCTTGAAAGTTTTGTTTTCCATAATTGCGTTACAAATAACTCCTTAAACAGTAGTCCGCTATCCAGTAGCAGACAAAATAAAAAGCGGCATACGCTGCCAGGATTGACAGAATAGTCGCTATCAGTTTCGTATCTTTCATTTCAAATTCAGTTTTACCCGTAAATCATCGGGCGGTTGGTGATTCCGTTTTACCGGAGCTTGTTGTTCCTCCAAAGCTTGGTTATTACGTCGACGAATGATAATATCCAGTTCATCTGACCGTTCCCGAAGAAATTTCCGAAATGCTTCGCCAACGGTTATCGTGTCGAAGTAACCGTAGAATTTCCCGTATCTGCCCAACTTGAACCGTGCTACAAACAAGATAAACTCCGTCAGTTTAATGTAGTGATACTGACCAACGAACAGCCCAGAGAACTCATTCAAGGCATTTTCATCGGCCCCCTCCTTCGTGGAAGAAGCAAAATCAATGGTCAGTAACTGCGTCTTTACCCACAGAGACGAGGAACCATACCCGTACATCCGTTCAAGGTCTGACAGCGTGGGAGACTTCTCGCTGTATGCTTTCTCAATATCGGCAAGAAGTAGCGGTTGGAGTGATGTCGAATATACGGCAGAAGCCTTACTAAAGGTCGGGTATTTCTCCTTGATGGCTGATAGCATTACTTCCCTGTTCGATGGCTGCATATTCGTCAAGGAGGTTTCTTGCCTTTGCTGCCTTATCAGCATCCCGATTGTTTTGTCTTTGGGCTTGATTTTCTGTTTTTCCATTGTCCTGTTGTTTTTTCTCGATTATCCAAAGATTGGCCCGACTGTCCCAACGTTCCACCTTGGCACCGGTAGCAGTTTTCCAACCGAGACCGGAAAAGTGATTGTAGAAAATATCCGCTTGCAGTTCCCAATCGGGAAGTTTATCCCGGAAATATTCCCGCACTTCTTCGGCGGTAGGTGGTATAAACTCCACTTTAGGCTTAACGGGTTTCTTTGTCGGTGGTAGGTCGGGTGGGAATAACTCGCCAGAGTTATCTTCCCCTATACTCTTAGTCTTATTCTTTGTCTTATATAAAGGGTTACCATTTTGGTTACCACTTTGGTTACCACTTTGGTTACCGTTTTGGTTACTACTTTGGTTACCTACAGAAACCAAAATATAAGCCGCTGCCTTTTCTCTCCTATTGCCTTCAATGAATTCAATCAGCCCCTTTTGCTTCAATCGGTTGCGCAAATCAATTATAGTCTTGTTACTATAACCTAATTCGGCTTGGATTAGACGTGTTGGTAATTCAAATGGGCAAAGCCAGTTCCGGATATTGCATTCTTTCAATAGAAAAAAGTAAAAGTCTGCTTCATATGCCGTCATCGGCTTATATCGTCGAATTTGCCAAAACTGATTGATATAATCTATATAGGTCATAATAGGTAAGAATTGACTTCATTCATAAACTCAGTAAGAGAATGGCATACCACATATTTATTTCGGAACTTTTCAGCCTCTCTCTGCCATCTTATCTGCTCCTCGCTTTGTTTCCCTTTCGGTCTCTTCATTTCGATGCAAAGAGCGGAAAATCCTTTCTTAGGTACAAGCAGTATCAAATCGGAAACACCCCTTACACTTCCCTCGTACTTCATTTGTGCTCCAGTCCTGGCATCACGCTTTCCTCCGTTGGGAACGGCGAACAACATAAGACTCAAAGACGGGTATTGAATCCGGAACCAAGTCAGACAGCTATGCTGTATCTGACTTTCCGATTGCGGTGTAGTCTGTCTTTTTCTCATAATTTACCTTTGAATAAGTCCATAGCCATATCTACCACATTCTCCTTAACCACATCGTCCGTTCCGGTGACACCGTTAGCTATGCCTTTCTTCCGTTGGATAACACCATACATGTATTCATCAATGGTATTCCTGCCAAGGAAATAGTAACAGTTGACGTTATTCTTCTGCCCATTACGGTGTGCCCTATCTTCCGCCTGCTCACAGTCAGAAAAAGTCCATGGGAACTCGATGAAGGCTACACGGCTGGAAGCAGTCAAGGTGAGCCCGGTACCGCCCGATTTGTAGTTAAGGATAATCAACGTACAATCCGGATTGTTCTGGAAAGCATCCACAGCCATCTGCTTCTGGGCAGCATTATCCTCGCCGGTAACAGTCACTGCTTTCGGAAACATATTCTTCAGCTCCATTACCACTTCTTTCAGGTAGGCAAAGACAATCAGCTTTTCCCCACCGTCTATCACGTCATGTATGAATTCGGCAGCCGCCTTGATTTTTCCACGCGCAGAAATGGCTTTCAATATTCCCATGCGTACCATCACCTCGCCCCTCATGGACTTGGCTATCTTCTCATCATCCGCATTCTTGTAGACACGCAGATATTGTATGAGGTCGCTTTCCGCTTTCTCATACTCCAACCGCGTAGTGATATCCATCTCAATATACTGACGTGTCTTGTCTGGAAGCTGCGTCAACACTTTAGCTTTTTCACGCCGGAAGAAGCAGGTATTCCAAAGGCGCCAGTTCAGTTCTTTCAGATTGGAGGCTTTCTTCGGCCCATTACAGAAACGTTCGGTGAATGTCTTATACCCTCCAAAATCCTCCAACCGTCCCATTATCTTGAGTTGCTGTATAAGGTCAGTATTGTCATTCACTACCGGTGTTCCCGTCAGTTCAAGAATGAAATCCTTGCCTTTACAAATGCCCTCAACAAACTTGCTCTGCTGGGTCTTGGTAGACTTGCACTTATGCGACTCGTCAATGATTACAGACTTGAAAAGGGTTATACGTGGGTCAAAGGTGATTGATTTCAGCGTAAACCGCGTATCATTCTTCACATCCAATACAAAGAACTTTTTCAAGCTCTCGTAGTTAGTGATGAAGATGTCACAACACTTGGTTTCAATGAAGCGCTGCCAAGTATTTTTGTTCTTATCATCAAGGATTAGCGCCTGCTTTCCAGCAAATTTCTTGAACTCACGCTGCCAATTTATTTTAAGTGCTGCCGGACATACAACAAGGCACGGATAGGATTTTGCAATCGTCACCGTGCCTATTGCCTGCAAGGTCTTACCGAGTCCCGGCTGGTCACCGAAGATACACCGTTTATGGGCCAGAGCATAGGCTATGCCCTCCTTCTGGTAATCGTACGGTTCAAGTAGCAATCCGTGGGGAACGGTCAGCTGCGGCATCGGAGCAATGTCAAAACTCATATCGACCTTTCTTTGCTCCGACCGTTGTACGGAACCGCAGAATCCCTGCTGTACCGCCCATTTCGCCATTGTATCAACATACCATTCATCAGCCAAGTCAACCCACCACGCCTTTTCATTGAAAAGATATGCTTTCTTTGCGTTAGCCTTGACTGACGGAATATTGTTCACGCATTTAACCAACATCGGATGATACATGAATTTCAGTTTGAAGCCGTCCGGATATTTGGTGATACAAAAAGGTGCTGCCATATCAAGCTGCCGGCTCTTTAATCTTCACTTTTTTACTTTTGTTTCTCGGCTTCACTTTCTTCCCGTCAATCGTCAGAGTAGTGCCACTCTGTTCCACCACTTGTTTAAGGAACTCATTCGCTTCCTCTTCAAATGCAGCATCTCCCACCGGGTCGGCTGCAATGTCCGTAGGAATATCCCCATCGAACGGAAGTTCCTGCTGGACTACCGCCCATTTCTTAGCGGTAAGATACTGTTCCACCTCATAATTACATGCCTCAATTGCCTGCTGCAGTTCGAATGCATGCTTATATTCCTCGTTCTCATTGTTGAACATGGTAAACGGAGCTATAAGGTTAAGCACCTTCTTACTTTTAAGAAAACGTTTTCCAACCAATACCACACCTTCATTGTCATCCGAACCGCTAACTGTGTAGCCCGTGACCTCGAATGTAGAGAAGATTTCTTCCGGCAGTTCATCTATGGAGTCCTTTCCATCAGCTTCTTTCTGCTCACAGAGGAAAGCAAGGTGAGGAATCAATTCGTTAAACGCTGCACGCAAATCCTTATGGATAAGATTCTTTCCCTCAATGGTTACATTGTCCTCATTCTCGTTCTTGAAAGAGGCAACAAGCGTGTTGTCTTTCGTGATTTTTGCTTTGGTGATATTCATTTCTACCTCCTGTCTTTATACTCGTTGATAAATTCGTTATAGTAACGGTCAGCCGGAAGAGGGAGCGTTATTCCCAGTTCGGCAGCAGCATCGGCCTGAACCTTATTTAGAAAGTCAGTCATCTGTACTGTATTGAGTTTCGATGTGCTTCCGGCAATGACCATTTCTTTTCCTCTGAAATACGAAGTCCTTCTGAGAAAGCGGTTACAATAGTAATCGTGTACATCCTGCTTGTCCGTCCCGGTCTCCTGCTCAATACAAGTAAACCACAACCACATAAGCGCATTCTGTGACAGCGTCCTTGGCTCTGTGAACCTTTCGATTTTTACACGATACCGACCATTACGAAGCTGGGAACACATGAAGTCAAAAGACTTGCTTATGTGTACCTCGCCGTTGACCTTTTCCAGAATTGCTTCTTGTGCCATTACTCTAATCCAAAGATTTTTTTATCAGCAATAATGTCTCGGTTTGCTTCCAAAAACTCTATGAAATGCTCGCAGTGTGCCGTAAGCAGCTTAATCGTCTGTTCATGGTTATAAGTGTAGTATTCCGGGTATTGCGTTCCGCTAATTAGTGGCGTCCGGCTGGTACCGCCCTTCATCTGATAGGCAGTGTACTCAAACGCTTTCACGCTTTCCATCTGACCGGAAGCAATCAGACAGTAAGGATATACATGGCGCTGCCAGCCGTGTTCATACTTGCCAAAATCATACTTAGATGTCGTCTTGATATCATATACAGTATCACGAACGAGCTCATCTATATACCCATAAAGCTCCACATCACCATAGCGAGTGGGAATGACTGCGGACACAAAGACTTGGGACAATGCACCGGAAAAATACTTCGACTGCTCTATACACCAGCTACGGTCAAATAAGAAATTACGCTCTGGCGCGATATCAGTAGCAGGAAAATATACCTGAATGGTATTCGTTTCTCCATCACCGATAATGGTGTATGGCTCCCGTTCGCTTGGTATATGCTTTTTCTTGTGGATATAGCAGTCTATGACAGCATTAAAGGCCGTTCCTTTATCAGCTGCCTCACTCTCAAACGGGACACGGTTTATCGCATCAAGTAGGCTTTGCTTCAGCTCCGCTTCAATTACTTCTGGACTTTTCTTATATTCCCCCGTTTCATTATCGACATTCCAGAAGCTCTCTACTTGTTCATCAGCCCGTAAATACTGCTCGAATTTATCAAGCAGTGACGGGTAGAATCTGTATTTAGGCTGCTGGTTCATACCTTTTGCTGAGTTTGTTAAACTTCAAGCCAAGTCTCTTGCACTTCTCATTGAGCATCATGCCTGCCCGTACCTTGCTGTCAAAGATATGCGTCATGGTGTCTAAAGCTTCCCGAACAGAATTGGCAGATTGTGTATCAGTCACTTGTTCCACTGCGTCACGGATAGCATCAAGAACCGCATCATATTCGGAAGATAGTTCCGTCTGCTTCGTCTGATACTCCTTATAAGTACTGATGATTTTCGTCATGAAATCATTCTCACCCGTTACGGTACCGGACTCATCAATGATAACGGGTATCTTGATACGAGAAGGAAGATTACATGTGTTCTTGCCGTAGAACTTCTCGCACGGGTCAAAAGAAATAGTTCTATCTTTACCGATAGCTTCCATGTAACCAACCAAATCCAACTCCTTAATCAAATCACCGGCAGATGAGCCACCAATCTCCGGACGTATCTGTTTTTCGTCGCCTACTTTCTCCTCCCGTTCATGAGCCACGAAGATAACAGACTTGCCCATGAGTGTGACTTGATTAACGAAGTTGATGAACATGTTCTTACGTACTCCATACCCCTGCAGGGAAAGGGTACCATCTGCTTTCTTCATCTTCGGATTCGCTGCCATAATCGCCTTATCCATAAAAGAAAGCATCTTTCCGGCAGTATCAATCACAATAGTGGAAAACTCCTTGATTTCTTCGGACGAAAGTACCTGGTTCGTCTCGTCCCAGCTTGTAATCTGGACGGTCGGTACACGATGGGCGGCATTGACACGGTGAATACCGCCGTCATAATCGAACAATACCGGATTGGGAGCCGATAATGCAAGAGTTGTTTTTCCCATGCCAGGTTGGCCGTAAATCAGTGCTGACAAGGTAGTCTTAACGGTCAGCTCGTTAGGTCTTTTGATAAGTCCCATAATAGAAAATATTAAAGTGGTTAATAAAAAAATAGCCAAAGGAAAGCCCCGAAGCGTATTCTCCGGGGCGCAAACGACAAATACTCCTAATCCTATCCGATTTCGCATTACCTTTCAGATAGAGTCAACGGCTAACCGATGCCGCGCGGATGATTCCCTGCGCTATCTTCGCCCTACTCTCGGACTAAAAGCGGATTTTCTCTCATAAAGGCTTGTAGAAACGGATGGATTCGAACCACCGACCGCCGCTTGTGGTGCTCTCCCATTAAGCTAAGAATCTACTTGAGAGAATCGAACTCTCAACCTTCCACCACACACAGTGCTCTATCCACTGAGCTACGTTCCCAGAATAGATGAACTATTTTCACAAACCGTTCACCTTGAAACACAAACAAAAAATAAAACACGACAAAACTACTAAATAACCCTCTCTTGGATTGTGGACGTTGACGGACTCGAACCGCCAATCTCCTCAAATGAGTTGTGTTAGCCATTACACCGAACGCCCATATTTGCCTACCATATCTTCACAGACTGGGCAGGCAGGTCAACAAAGTTGCTCCCGGATAGGCGGTCAAGCCACACCGGGATAGTCACTTAAAACAAAAGCAAATAAAAACTTAAATGAGGACTCTCACCTCACGTTGTCCTTTACAACGGAATTATAGATTAAACAATAAAAAGCTTGTGGACAATGCGGGATTTGAACGCCGCGACCTGTACATGAAACCTTTAAACAATACCATGACAAATTACCAATACTAACTACATGTACCGCTCTACCAAGCTGAGCTAATTGCCCGTGTCTGTCCCTGCTCTCACGAGTAGAGACAACTCCCATGTCTAATTCTAAATCAATCTAATTATGTGTGAAACACTTCCTCCGCTGAGGTCTATATCTTGAACACCTTTTTCAGGACATTGTGATAAAACCAATACGAATACACAAGGCCAAAAAGGTTTATACCATAGTTCCAGTCTCCCGTTACCGAGTCTACATCATTAAACATCAATAAACATGGTAGTGCCAATACGTTAAGCAGTAGCACGTTTATAATGATTCTTCTTTTCATTGTTCTTTCCCTTTCTTACTTTTGCAAAGCTCAACACATCCGAAGCATTGTAATAGCTTCTCCCATTAGATTTATACTCAACTCTCACTCTTTGAGTATTTACCAACACTCTTAACCTGCCCGGACCTCCTACTATTTTTTCAGATTCTCTCTTTGGAAAAGTGCGAGAATCCATAATAGTGAGGATGTCTGCCAATCTCGCCTCCGCTGTCCCGTCAATCAACATGGAACTGCGTAAATCACCATTCACTTCGTATATCATACCGTTAAAAAATAAAGTCGTTATTATTCTTTCGGCCAGTCCTTATATATCGCATAGCTGTCCGTACCCGTGATGGTATTCTCATTCTCCGTAAATCAATATCATTGCAAGTGACCTGCATCAATAAGAATAGAATGGAGAATAGGAATTCAAGCCCGTGTCTGCGTAATTCCTTCAAATCAAAATCACGCTTAAGCCTATCGCAAATCATATACAGAAGCAGTTCCGTATCTTTGGAAATACCCAACTTCCGGTATATCGTTCTTTTCTGGGTCTTGACAGTCCAAACCGATTTATTCAGATTGCCCGCCACCTCCTTGTCGGCAAGCCCCTTGCAGTACTCATTCGCGACAAGCAGTTCCGTAGGAGAAAGGGAAATCATCATGCGACCCTTTCCACATCAAAAATACCTTTCCTCTTGTCAACCTCCCCTACTTTCCAGTCAGCATCCTCAACGCAGAACTCCAATCTCAATCGGGGGATAATTGTCCCCTTTATGGAGTTATACGCCTTAACCGGAAAAGTTAGAACTTCCCCTACCTCCATATCTCTCAAAGCCGAAGTGTAGTTTTCTGTGATTATTCGCTTTTTCATCGCTATAATTTTTTAATGATTAGTATTTGAGCTCTCCCGAGCCAATCCGATTGGCGGCATCACGCTTTATTCGGGAGATTTACTTAACTTTGTATTGCCACATTTAAAATTAAGTAAGTATGAGTAAATTCATTGAAATCCCTGTTAACGGGGAAAAGTGCATCATCAATCTTGATGCAATTCAGAGTGTATGTCCTCTAAAAGGAGGTGGGTGTGAAATCTACTTCCTTGAAGGAGCCTTGAAGAGTGTCAAAACCCAATTTCCATATTCCGAGTTACTAAAACTCATTTGGGTATAATTACTTCTTTTCTGTATATCGGGATTGAGAACAACTTGATAATTACTATGCAAGAAGTTTATCATCATTACTCATTTCAGTTTTAATTAATGTTTGTGCCCCAATAAGCTCTCTCTGCTCTTCTCACCGGAGTTATCAGCTACTGTACTTCACTGCATGACCGTTCGGGGCATGTCGGCTTCCTATTTCGCACCGTTGCAAATCTTTCGCTCGTTCTGAACTTCCATTCAGACATCATCGCAAATTCTTGCTACTCCGGGTATCTCTCGCGTCCTCTATGCTGGGATTGAGGGTAAGCGCCAGTATCGCTTTCTGGAACGGATTGCTTAGGGCAATCACTCCATTTCGTTCTCCATCTCCCATCAAAGGGTAGGCTCAATGACCGGACGGAGAATCTTTCAATTCGCCCATGCAAGGCTTTGCACGCCACTTGCGCAAGTATTCATGTTAAGCGTACAGCTATTCTGCATGGTATATGTAGCTGCCTTTTCTGCGAATAATTATCTTAATCGCCTACGTAACGGGAACCAAAGGCACCTTTGCTGTTCTGATTGTAGTAAGCTGAAGCTGGAGCGTTGCAGTAATCATAAGAACTTCTTCTTTCCGGTCGTACCAAAGCTGCTTTCATTACTTCTTTCTCAGCCTTTCTCGCTTCTTCATCAGCAACACGTTTCTTTTCGTTAGCCCAAGCGAGTTTCAAGCAATCACCGAAAGTCTGTACACCGTGAGTAAGCTGGTATAGCTTGAAATACTTTCTGTATATCTCGTGAGCTGCTTTCATAATCTTGTGTAAATCGTACTTTTTCATTGTCTTACTCCTTTTTAGGTATGTTGTTTTTTTGGTTATCTCACTCAAACTTCGCATCTTTGCTGCTGTTGTTGACGTTGATGTTGCAAAGATACTATATTGAGAATTAAAAACAACTATATTGATTATTATTTCATACTATATTTACTATTTTTAACCAAATCCATACTACAATGAGTATAGCAGAGCGATTACAATATATTGTCGAAGAGTTATTTGACGGAAACAAAGCCGCCTTTGCACGTGCTATCGGAATAGCCCCTACAAGCATATCTAACTACTTAGGAAAGGACAGAGCTTCTAAACCATCAAGTGATATACTTGAAAAAATAGTCAATTCAGTAGAAAAGGTTAATGCGTACTGGTTATTAACCGGAAAAGGAGAAGCATTCTCTCAAAATAATCAATATAGTACAAATGAATCATATATTGATTCAACCCATAATGTATCCGAGTATATAGAGTGCATTCAAAATCTTTCTGAAGCCAGTAAGAAAAATGCAGAAGCCAATATACTCAATGCAGAGGCCAACAATAGGAATAGTCAGAACTTAGAAAGACTTATTCAACTCATTGAGAAGAAATAAAATATATCGACATTAAATCAATACTATAATTATGCTATTTAATATATACACATACCAATTCAAACCTATTTATCAAACAAGAACCCTATTTTGCGATCCAGATTTAGAGGCTGAAAAAGCAATGAAGAGTAAAAACTTGGTATTTGCAAAGGCAATAAAAGAAAGCATATTTATATATCGTAACAAAAAGCATAATGTACAATTCATTATTAATGCCAATGATTTTTTTATTTTTAGAATCTCTAACCCTAGAAAAATAAAAATAGAAAAATCCTTCCAAGTTAGTGAAGAAATTAATGAGCCTAGTGTATTTGTTATTATTTACAATGACAAAGAGGTACAAAGAATAGCAATTCAACAAGATATATCTGCTTTTACTGACACGAATGTTGTAGCACAAATCATAGCAAACTCTATAAGACAAACATTACAAGATTCTTTTTTACAAATCACAATAAGAAAAGAATTTAGTAGAAATGAATTTTGGGATATCATTAATGAAAATGTAAATATGATAACCAGTGTTACATTCCAATTTGATTATCCTAATCTACCAAGAGTTCGGTCACTGATTTCTGACATGCTAAAAGATACCAGTATAAAAACCAGAAGTAATAAAACAACACTTGCTTTTGAAGCTGAAAAAGATAAAACACTTTGCATAGATGAAAATGACATAGATATGCAAGAACTAAACAATGGAGCTGCAGATTGCGGTGCTCAAGTTTCTATAGGAATAAAAGGCTTTAGAAAGAAATTAAAGACTGGTCACAGCAACAAAGAAATAGAATTAAGTGAATTACAAATTATAGGAAATCCAGAAGACATAAAAGAGATTATAAAAAATATAGTATAATAATGAATCGGCTTTTAAAAATAATAGCATATTCAGCAATAGCCATAGTCCTAAGCTATATAGCCAATATTAGTGATAGAGAATTCATAAAAGGATTTTCTTCAAATATCATATCCTTGCTAACTACTATCTTGGCAATTAATATTCCGACCAGTACTCTCATTGTGTCTGAAATAAATAGAATTAAAAATAAAATAGATATTCAACCAGAACCAACATTTGAAGAACTCAAACATGGATTAATAATGCAAATTGTTATTTTGATATGCTTATTCATAATTCAAATAATATGTAATTACATATCAGGAAAAATGCCTTTATTTATTTTCTATACAAATCTGATTTCTGATGCATTTGCAATCGCTGCTTTTCTGTATTATATAGAAATTATTTATGATTTAGGCATAGCATTATTCAACTTAATCAGTTATAAAACAAAATGAACATTATAGATTTACATAAAGACAATTACAGCATCGATAAGTATATTAGCCGATGCTGTAATATGAACCTCTTGGATATACTGGAAGATACCCAAAAAGAATTGGAACGCTTAAATGCAACTAATCTACGCGCCAAGCACTATCAGCCTTATGCCGATATGATGATGACTTATAAATACTCCATACAAGAAATATATGAGTTTTTGAATGGAGCTCCCATAGGTATCATATCGGAACGGAACAGAGAGCGTATCACCCCACTACTGAATCATTTGAAGATAAAGGTGGAGTAGATTCCTTTTTGAAAAGATGTTCTTTGATTCCGTTAATCAGCATTTCTGTTTCTATCAGTCTTTCCATCAGATCAGCTTCATAGGAAGCAGTTAAGTAAGGATTGGTAATCGTGCCAATAACGGTAATTCTATGACGGATGCTCTCTAGTTCAAGCAAAAGTACATGAGCTTTGTGTATTCTTTCTAACATCATAACAACAATTTTTAAGTTTTGACAAATATAATGAATATGAATCAAATAATTGCTGACTGCTCATGTCAGTGGAAAACTCCAAACCATTGTTCCCTCACCCCTGCCTGCAAAGGCTGGGGGTGTCGGTTTCTTACCACTCCCATAGATAAGTTGCCGACCACCGACAAGGAGAAAGCAAAACTGTTCTCCAAGGTGTACCGGGAAGCGAAAGAAAAGGGGGTACTGGAATGTCCGCACTATCGTTCGCTTTTCATCGACGAGGTTCTAGAGAACATTGAGAAAAGTAACGTTATACAACAAAACATGAGCTGA